GGGTGAACTGATGGACGGTTTTTTTTTGTCCGCCCAGAAATCAATGTCAAAGTATATCGCACAACAAATGATGGTTGGGGAATGTTTAAAGACCATCACTATTTAGATTCAAGTATAAATAAAGCGTCTAGATGTTATGTTGCAGTATGGGAAGATACGGTTATTGGTTTTTTATCATCAATAACTATGCCTAGTGGTACATTAAAAAACGCATGGAGGGGTCATAGAGTCGTTGTGCTGCCAGATTTTCAAGGAATGGGTATAGGTGTTAGATTTATTGAAGCAGTCGCTCAAATACACTTAGATGAAAGTCATAGATTTTTTTCTAGAAGTTCACACCCTAAGATGTATGATTATATGATTAAATCGAATAAATGGAAACCAACATCTAAGAATAAGAAATTAAGGACTGACGTAACGCATGATAAGTTATTCAACAATCATTACGTTGATAATAAAAGAATATGTGGCAGTTTTGAATATATTGGTGAAATAAAAAAGGAGGTTTAAAACCTCCTTTTCTTATTTAGTTACCATAATATTTTATTGCGTCTTGAGCTGTTATACCTATTCCTTTTTCTTGCATTTCTTTATTGAAATCTTGTTGTTGTATTGGTCCTTGTTTGATGTAATTTATTGCATTTTTAAAATACTCTGAATCTCTAATAGTTTTTAAAGGACTTACACCATAAGGTTGTTTACTAGATTTAGCAACTGTATAATCAGCAATTTTATCACCTTTATTAAAAGAAGCGTTGCTTCTCATTTCTTCTTTTTTTGTTTGACCAAAACCATGTATTGCTAATTCTATTTCAGATGGTTTTTCCTTGAACGCCCAACCACCACTAGCATTACCTTGTTGGTCTTTAAATAATTTAGCCTTAACAGTTTTAGTTTGACCATTATTTGCAGTAACTGTTATTAATTTAATACCTTGTTGTTCTTCTTCTGGAGTTAAAACAGTGTTTTCATCAGCAGCGTCTACAACAGTATATTCAATACCATGTACGTTTGTGTTATAACCATGTACATCACCTTCTTTAGCACATGATTGAACTAAACCACTTGCAGCGATTAAACACGCAAAAACAAATTCTCTAGCACCTTCTTCTAAATTAGGGTTTAATAATTTTTCTTCTCCATTAGGGTATATTAATTTTACTGGTACATCGTCAACCATATCTGCTGGTACACCAGCTTTCATTAATTCATTATCTAAATTTTTTGGTTCGTTTGGTTGTAGATTTTCTCTAAGCAATTTTTTAATAAAACTTTTTGTTTCATTTGTTTTTTTACCCCAATACTTTTTAGCTTCTTTTTCCATTTTTTCAATTCTATCATAATAATCTGGAAATTCAGATACATGGTCTTCAGCAATTTCAGTTTGTTTTTCTTCATCACTAGTGTGCTCAGATTCAATCTTTTTTCCTTTTTTTATTTGGTCTTTAACCATTTTTGTTGTAACATCAAATTTATCAGCAATTTCTTTTGGTGTTAGCTTATCAGCTTTACCACCTTTTAATTTGTTTGATTCGTTAAGTTTTTTCTTATCCATAATTTTTTTTATTAAATTGAAGGTGATTATAAACACTGAACCACCAGGCAGCATAAACACAGCACCATACCCTAAACTTTTTAAAAGTTTTTTAAGGTCATCACCTATTTTTGTTTTTTGTTCTTTTGTTAATTCTTGACCAGTTTTGATTGATTTAACAATTGTCTTTACTGCATCTGAAGTGTTAACTACATTATCTTTGATTGAATCTTTAATGTTAACTATCGCAGCATACATTTTATCTCTACCTACAGCGATTAAACTTTCATTTAGTTCTTCTAATTCTTCTGTTTTAACATTAGCGTGAAGAGCACCTAAATAATCATTAACATCACCAGTAGTACAACCAACTTTTTTTTCGCTACCTTTTTTATAAACGCAATCTTTATCACCAACTTCTCTATGTGTATATGGCATAATCTTATTCGTATATTTCTGGGTGTATTCTACCCCATTTTCTTATTATCACACCAGCAACTGCATTAGCTTCATTTTCAAATTCACTACCATCCGCACCTGGGTCTTCCGCATCTTCAAAAGCACCACTTATATTTTGTTTATGATGAACTAATTCATGAGCAATTGACCTACATACATCGATAATTGCTCTATCTTTAACATAAATCTTAACTCTTTTATCACCATTATTGTAGTAAGCTGTTGTTCTTAAATCTGGTGTTTTTTTAAACGCTAATTCAACTTTAACATCATCTTCTATTTTAAGATAATCTTTTGCAAAATTTACGAAATCAGCAACGTCTCTAACATCAGTTTCATCTTTTGTTAAAAGTCTTTCTCTTAATAATTGTTTAATTGTTGGTTTCATACATATAAATATAAAAAAAGGCTGAAAAAAATTCAGCCTTTAATTATTATTTTGTTTTTTTAGTCTTTGCTTGCTTTATGACCAATTCTTCTTTCTTCTCATCGAATGAAACTTCTATGGTTTCACCCTCTTTGAAATTTTCATTTAGAATCTCATCGGCTACTGTGTCCTCAACATAATGTTGGATTGCTCTAGCTAATGGTCTAGCACCATATGCTTCGTCATAACCTTGTCTTCCTAAGAATTCAATAGCTTCTTTGGTCACATTTAATTTATAACCCATTTCGATTACACGTTCTTCAAGTTTTTTGATTTCCAAGTAAATAATTTTATGGATATCTTCTTGTGATAAACTTTTGAATACGATAGCTTCATCAATACGATTTAAAAACTCTGGTTTGAATTTTTTCTTTAATGCTTTTTCAATAATTGAACGAGCTCTATTTTCTTCACCAACAATTGATGCTGCTGTTTCAAACCCCATTGTTTGACCAAATGTTGCAACTTCTTTAACACCAATGTTTGATGTCATAATAATAAGAGAGTTTTTAAAGTTAATTTTTCTACCTAAACCATCTGTTAGATGTCCTTCATCTAATAATTGAAGTAAAATATTGAAAACATCTTCATGTGCTTTTTCAATCTCGTCAAATAAAATAACACAATGTGGTTTACGTCTAACTTTTTCAGTTAACTGACCACCTTGGTCATAACCAACGTAACCTGGAGGTGGACCTACTAATCTAGATACCGAATGTTTCTCCATGTATTCTGACATGTCAATTCTAATTAAAGATTCTGCGTCACCATAAACTTGCTCTGCTAAAAATTTAGCTAACAACGTTTTACCGACACCAGTAGGACCTAAGAAGATAAATGAACCAACTGGTTTGTTTTTATCTTTAATTCCAATTCTATTTCTTTTGATTGCTTTAATAACTTTAGTTACTGCTTCATCTTGACCAATAACTTTACCCATTAACTCTTTATCTAAGTTCATTAATCTTTTACTTTCTTGTGTAGATATTTTTGTTAACGGAATACCAGTCATCATTGAAACCACCTCAGAAATAATTTCAACACCAACTTCAGTAACTTTTTTATCTAAAGTTGATTGCCATTCAGCCATTACTTTTTCTAACTCTTCAGTGATTTTTTTCTCATCATCACGAAGTTTAGCTGCTTCTTCATATTTTTGTTTTTTTACAACATCTTTTTTCTTTTCGTTGATTTCTTTAATTTTTGATTCTAATTCTTTAATGTTTTCTGGTTTTTCAACACCAACATTAGTTGTTGCACCAGCTTCATCCAATACATCAATAGCTTTATCTGGCATAGACCTATCCATGATATATCTAGCAGATAATTTAACACATTCTTCAATTGCTTCGTCAGTGTATTTTACTTTATGATGATTTTCATATTTTTCTTTGATATTGTTTAAGATAACTTTTGTTTCTTCCAATGTTGGTTCTTCAACAAGTACTTGTTGGAAACGTCTAGTCAACGCACCATCTTTCTCAATGTTTTCTCTGTATTCATCTAATGTTGTTGCACCAATTACTTGCAGCTCACCACGTGCTAAAGCTGGTTTAAAGATGTTTGAAGCATCTAGTGAACCAGAAGCATTACCAGCACCTACAATTGTATGTAACTCATCTATAAACAAGACAACATCTGGATTTGCTTTACATTCTTCTAGAACAGCTTTCATTCTTTCTTCAAACTGTCCACGATATTTTGTACCAGCAACAATTGACGCTAAGTCTAAACTATAAATTTTCTTGTTGATTAATGTTCTAGGTGCGTTACCGTCTTTAATAAGTTGAGCAAGTCCTTCAACAATAGATGTTTTACCAACACCAGGCTCACCTATCAAAACTGGATTATTCTTTTTTCTTCTAGATAAAATTTGAGATACTCTTTTGATTTCTTTTTCACGACCAACAACTGGGTCAATTTCACCTTTTTCAACAGCTTTAGATACATCTCTACAGAAATTATCTAACACTGGAGTTTTACTTTTGTTTTCAACAATTTTACTTTTCTTTCTAAAACTTTCAGTTTCGTCATTATCATCATCAATTGAACTGTTAGTAAACTTATCACCAGATGGTGAATCTAACTTAACAATTCGTCTAAAATCGTAATAGTTTAACCCAATTTTGCTTAAAAATTCAGAAATATTATTTTTATTGTTCAACATAACTAATAGTATATGTTGCGTGTCAATCATGTTATGATTTAACTCTTCACATTGTTTTTCTAATTCTTTGATTAACGTTTTTGTTTCATCTGAAAATGGTAACGTTTTTCTAGTGCTAGTATAACCTCTAGGTGTTAAATCATTTTTTCTAATAAAATCAGAAAACTTATCATATAAATCTATAACATCAAGTTTAAAATGGTCTTTTAACATTTTTGTACACGTGTTATCATTGTCTGCTAATATAGATAAAAGGATATGTTCTGGTCTTACTTTAACATCTTCAAAAGCTTTAGCTTCTCCAGCTGATTTGCTCATAATCTGTTTTACTTTTGGGTAAACTTCTCTATTCATAATTTATATTTAATTTAGTTTAATTATGTGCAAAAATACATATAATTTTTTAATTAGTCAATCTTGACTTCTAACATAAATATTAGTATATTTGTATAAAAAGTAAATAATGAATTCAAATATTATACCTACCTTTAGAAAGGTTGAATTGTTAGTCAAAACAGTTGTAAATGACGTAGTTATGCCTTCGTTAAGTAAGGTTGAATTTGAAGATGCTGGAATGTTCATAACTGGTAACTACGTGGTAATCACCACGAAAGAATATAATGAAGAGATTAAAGAAGTTATCCAAACATCAAAAATATTTCATTTAAATGAGATAAATTCTTATAGAACACATAATAAAAAATAAATAAAAATAAAAAAGTATGATTTTAAAAAGAAAAGAAAAAGACGGAATCGTAAAAGCAATTTATTCGTCATCAAACATTTGTGCATCGGTTTACAACACTGTTACAAATGAATTAACAATTATTTTCAGTAATGGAGGCCAATACAAATACGTTGATGTTGCAGCAACTGATTACATGCGTTTTGAAACAGCAGATAGTCAAGGTTCAGTGTTAAACACAAACATCAAAAAATACACTAGCAGCAAATTGGATAATGTTGACACAACTGAAATATTAAAAGAAGTAGAACAAATTAAAGATTTAGAAGTATCACAGATTACACCAGATGCTGCTGTAAAAGAAATGTTACAAAACATGAGTGATATTATCAGCAACTATTTGAAAAATGGTAATGTAACAACAGCTTCATTAACTGGATTAAAAGATAAAATTTCAACTTTTGAAAAAGTTAAAAATTTAAAACCAGAAATTGTCCATGAATAATCTAGATAAAACTTATACAGATTTATTAAAAGACATTTTAGAAAATGGTACTCAGAAAGGTGATAGAACTGGAACGGGTACCATTTCTGTCTTTGGGAGACAAATTCGTCACAAAATGAGTGATGGTTTTCCACTTCTTACAACAAAGAAGATGTATATGAAAGGTATTATAACTGAACTTATATGGTTCTTACGTGGTGATACCAACATCAAATACCTTTTGGATAATGATTGTCATATTTGGAATGGTGATGCTTATAAGAACTATTGGAATAGTATAGAAACCTCAGAATATGATGGATTTGGGCCTACATCAATTAAGTTACCAACATTAACACAAGAAGAATTCATCAACAAAATCAAAACAGATGATAAGTTTGCTAATAAGTGGGGTGATTTAGGTCCAGTATATGGTAAGCAATGGAGAAGTTGGGGTGGTATAGATACAGACTCATTTTTAAATACAGATAATATTGAAGACCCATTATTAGGTGGTAGAGGTTTATTTTTTAAAGAATATGAGATAGACCAAATCGCAAACCTAATCAATGACCTTAAAAACAATCCAGATTCAAGACGTTTGATGGTAAACGCTTGGAATGTTGGAGAATTAGATTCAATGGTACTTCCACCTTGTCATTATGGATTTCAAGTTTATACAAGAGAATTGAGTTTGGAAGAAAGAAAAGTTATTGCTAAAAAAGTATTACCAATATTAAATACATTTTTAGGAAACCAAAGTGAAGAAGGTTGGATAGAACAATGTGAAAAATTAAATATCCCAACCAGAGCAATTTCATTAATGTGGAATCAACGTTCAGTGGATACATTCTTAGGTTTACCATTCAACATTGCTTCTTATGGATTGTTATTGGAAATCATTGCAAAAGAAGTTAATATGGTTCCAGATGAATTAATAGGGAACTTGGGTGATGTTCACTTGTATTCAAATCATGTTGAACAAGCCATGGAACAGATTGGTAGATACTTGAGAGTTGATGAAAGAGTTTGTATGTGTTATGAGAATCCTAAATTGGATTTAAGTAGATTACAAGAAGGAATGAGTGATGAAAAATTCACAAAAGTGTGTGATGAGTTTGAAATACCCAAAAGAACTAGAGAACCATATCCATTACCTACACTAAATATTAAACTTCATTTTAATAATGAACCATCATTTGTTCCAGAACAATGGTTGATTGATGATTTTGAAATAATAGGTTATAAAGCCCACCCAACTATAAAAGCACCATTATCAAATTAAAAATTAAAAATATATGCCAGAAAGAAGCGACAATTATAGTGACTTAATTCCTCACCATAGAAGGAAAACAAAAGTTAAGGTTAGATTTCCAAATGAATCTTATTTTGAAGAAATGGAAATTAATATTAGTGAATTTAAACCATCAACTGAATTTGACGATGAAGTATTCGGTTGGTATGGTGATATATACATATCAATAAAGAAAGACAAATAAAAAGCACCCAAAAGGTGCTTTTTTTATTTTTTTACAATATTTATAATTAAATATAATAAAATGGCAAAAATAAATGAAGTACATAGTGTAATAGTTCCAGCTAATGCTGCCAATTTAACAGCACATACTTATTCTGAATTGTATGGTGGCCCTTCTGGTTGTTCTATTGTTTTGAATGGATTAACTATGAATATGGGTGGTGCATCAAGTATTTATATAAACATAAATTCTGTAAGTGGCGGTACTGGATGTTACTTACTAGGTGTTAATAAAGATGTTATATTAGGTAGTACATCTTTTAAATAAAAAACAAATTAAACATATGAAAAATAAAAATTTAATCAATCCAATTGGTCTTAAAGGTAACGAAATTCATGAGCGTCAATTAGCACTTATGGGTATTAAACCTTTGAATGAAAATGAAAATAAATCTAACCATGCTGTTGAATTAACTAAAGTTGGTCCAGATGGTAATGCTTATGCTATCGTTAGAGAAAACCATGAATATTACATCAAAAAAACTGACAAAACAACTGGTTTAGTTTTAGAAGATTTCAAATATATTGGTGGTCTACAAAACAAAAAATCTGAAGCTTATCCTTCATATGCTAAAGCAATCAAACAATTAAATTTAAAATTCAAATCATTATCTGAATCTTATAACAGAGGTGGTGATATTAACGTATTTGAAGATGATAATTTATTAGAACACCACACTGGTATGAAAGATAACGCTTCATTAAGTGCTACTAAAGGTGTTGGTGACAATACAGAATATATTGTTGATAAAGCTGGTACTCCGTTATCCAACAAAGCTAAAGAAGGTAAAGAAGAAGGTCAATTCGGTGACAATGTTGCTGATAAAGATGCTGCTGATGAATTTGAAAAAGTAAACGTTAGCGAAGCATTTGGTATGGGCTTTACTGGTGAAGGTAATTTACATGGGAATAAAGCATACATGGGTGATGACATGGAAATGACTGAAGAAGAGATGGCTATTCAAGAAATAATAGATAGAATGGCAGAAGAAGAAAAAGAATACTCTGATAAACAAAAAGATTTAGCTGCTTTAGGTGGTGACCCAACAAAAATTGATGGTGAAGATTTCGCTAAATTAAGAGGTGGGGTTGAGTTGGAAGAAATTACAGTGTCTTCAAGTCAAGTTCATGACTCAATGAGTGTAAATGCATTAGAAAAAGTATTAGATTATTATAGAGATTTATACCGTAATTCTAACGGTAATGAAAACATTAAAAATTTAATGGATGACACAGAAGGTAAGTTAAGAGTTTTAAAAACACCAACTACGTCTTCAGTTAAAACAGATGTTGGTCCTTATGGTCATAGTTTAGAAGAATCTATCAATAGATTAGATACACTTTTAGATGGTGAATTAAAAAAAAAAGCACTAAAGTAAACGAAGATACAAAATACAAGCTGAAAGTTGATGCTCCAGCAGCACCAGCTCCAGCTGAACCTATTTCCGAACCAGCTGATGAGGCTGGTTTTGGTGATTTTGGTAGTGAGGAAGAACCAGTAAAAGACGATAAGCCATTTGATGATGAGCCTTTTGACGCTGGTGTTGAAGCTGACGAAGATACCGACCCAAAAAAATTCATTCAACAACTTTCTGGAAAATTAGGTGAAGCACTTAGAGGTTATACAAAAGAACAAGGTAAACCAGATTTTGAGTTAGAAAAGTTTGCAATTAATTCAGTTATTTCAGCAACAAACACTGCTGAAATGGATGAAGAAGATAGAAAAGATATAATCAAAAAAATTAATACATCTGGTGATGATGGTGAAGATAATGAAGATATTAATGCTGATAATCAAGATGATTCCAGCGATGATTCTGGCGACTTTGGCGATTTCGGTGATGACACTGGTGGTGGCATGCCAGATGATACTGCTGATGATGAAGAAGGGTTACAAGAACTTTCAATCTATGAAAACTTATTCTTAGATGAACCAAAAAGAAATGAAATGTTTCAACCAAAATCTAATGATTACATGTTTGAAGATGGTGGTTGTTGGCATAATGCTGAAAGAGTACCTGGAACTAAAAAAGGTGCAAAAGGTTCTTGTAGATTAAAAAAGTTAGAAGAATCTGAAGGTTTATGGGCTAACATACACGCTAAACATGATAGAGGTGAAGCACCAGCAAAACCAGGTGATAAAGGTTATCCAGACAAAAAAACATGGGATGAATTAACAGAAACACATGAAAATATGGAAGGTGAAGAATCACCTACTAGATATATGTTTTTCAGTAATTTAGAGCAAATGAGAAGACAAGCTGGTTTGATGTTAGATTTAGATGAAGGTAAAATTGAGGCAATATTAAATAGTGGTCATGATTGGGCTGCTGACCATATTGCTGAAGCAAAAAACAACATGGACCAAGTGTTTGATTTCTTAATGAATGAGACTAAAAGTGGTGATGCATGGAAATCTGTTGATATGGAAGACCATGAAGATGCATTGGAATACGATGGTTCTACTGAAGGTGGTTACGAAGATGATTATGGTTCAGTTGAGAATATTAATTTGAATGAAGCCGAATATCAAGGTAGAAAAGTTAAATTAGGAAAACCAACCAAAGGTGATTCTAAAAAATTCAAAGTTTACGTTAAAAACAGTAAAGGTAATGTTGTTAAAGTTAATTTTGGTGACCCTAAAATGGAAATCAAAAGAGATAACCCAAAAAACAAAAAATCATTTAGAGCTAGACATAAATGTTCACAAGCTAAAGATAGAACAACACCTAAATATTGGTCTTGTAAAATGTGGTCATCAACTCCAGTTTCAAAAATTGTTGGTGAAGACTTGAAAGAATCGATAAAAAGTAGTATATTTGATAAAAAATATCTAACTATGAAAATTCAAGAAACTTTTAATCATGCAGAGCCAATGGTTGAACCACAAGTTAAACCACAAGTTAAACCTAACCCAAGTGAAGTTAAACCTAATGATTTACCTAGCAGAAGAAACAAACCGTATACTATTGAACCTAATACGTTGCCAAAAACAGACCCAAAAGCAAGTAAATAATGAAAGATTTGTTTTTAATTTACATGAATAAAATAGGTAAGGACTACAAAGAAAACTACCTATACGAATTTATATTTTCAGACTCAATAGTTGATATTGATGGAGATGACTGGGATACTTTTCCAGCCTCTGGAAGACCATCAGCACCACACGACCATTTTATTAAAAAGGTTGGTAGGTTAGAGTCTGAAATTAAATTTGATGTAATACAAGATAGCGATACTTTTGCTGTTTGGGATGCCATAGATGGTGTTATAGCATTAGCATGGGAAAACATCAACGCATATGATTCTTACCCAGAAAAACGAATTTGCTTTAAATTTGGTGAACCAATAAGTGTAGTTGAAACTAAACTTTATGAAAAAGACCTAACATTACAATATAATAAAAATAATCATGAAAAACAAAAATAAACTACAAGAAGCTTTAGGAGATGATGGTACTACTGTTTTTACACCGAAAAATGAATTAGCATCAACTGTTGACGCTTTAAAAGGTAAAAAAGTAGATATCCAAGTAACACCAGACTCATTATTCAATGAAGAAGAAGATATTGATGCTGTTATTGAACCACAAGACCAAGCAACAATAAAATATTTATCAAATGTGGTTGATGACAAAACTGGTAAAATATCACAACCATTTGCTATTGGTGACAAAAATTACAGAATGGTTAGAGGGGTTAAACCTAATAAAGAAGTTGTATTGTCAGTTATGTGTTTAGAGGACAGAAACATTTATGAAGTTGAGCATTTTGAAAAAGAAGTTGCATTACCAATGAAAGAAATGTTAGAGAAAGAAAACACACAACATGTTGCTAAAGATGATATTGATGAGATAAAAGAAATGGGTTTATCTGAATATAAACACTATGTTGTCAATGAAAAAAGTAATAGTTTTAAAAAATTCAAAACAATCCAAGAATTAGTTAAGAACGGATTAAGTGAAGAAGAAAAATATATGAATCTAAGAGAATTTAAAAAATTCTATGAAGGTAAAGTGTTTGGTAAAAAACAAATAACTGATGAAGGTTCAGAACAATAATAAAGTTATAATAAATAAGTAAATGAGTAATTATAAAAAAATAGCAGAAGAAGCACTTAAAAAGTCATTATTAGGTAAGCAATTGAAAGGTGAAAAAAGATTGAATGAATCTGTTGTTTATCCAGAAAATATTTCTGAAAGAATGAATTCTAAATTAGAAGAAGATTTAATCAAAAGAAACCATTCTTTAGGTAATAATGCTGCGTTGCCAGAAGGTGATGATTCATCATTTGAAGAAAAAGTAATGGGTGAAAGATTTTCTGAAGTAGTTAAAAGATATAAAAGAGTATTTGAGTGTGACTATGTTAACGAAACAGATGTAATGAGAAATTCATTACCTTTAGTTAAAGAAACTATTGAGTTAGAGAAAAAACACAAAAAGAAGTTAGAAGAACTGGCAGTTAAAATGATTAGAGAAGAATTTGACATGTCAGAAGATATTGTTGAAATAAACGCTGAGTTAACAACTGAAATCAATATTGAGGGGACTAAGAAAAACCCTAGACCTATTATTTCCGAAGTTGAGTTTGAGAATCATGATGAATTAACTAATGCTAACAAAGAAGTTTATAAACGTAGATTTCTTAACGCTATGATACAAGGTTCAGCTAAAAAATGTAATCACATGTATCACATGGTTGATGATGAGTTATCTGATTTGGACCCTAAATTACCTAACAAATATTCAAAACTAATGGCTAACGCTGATTACATGTATTACATAATACCAAATATGGAAAACGGTGTTAGTGGTGGTGTAGTTAGAGTTGATTTCCCTACAAGTGAAAACCCTAAATGTGTTATAACAGCACAAGCTATGGTTTTCCCAGTGCTTATCCATGAATTAGTTAAAGGTGTTATGGAAATACTTTCAGCACATGGTTTACCAAAAGATAAAAAAATTGGTAAGTTTGTTGTTGATAAAGCAGATTTCTTAGCAGCTGAACCATGGGATATGCGTTTAGGTCCAGCACTTTGGTCTCGTTTTACAAATTTATTTGAAGCTGACGATTTCTCTTTAAAACACCATGTGTTTAGTGAATTATCAGCGTTGCCAGTAGATGAGTTTAACATGAAAATGAAAGAAGTAATGGCTAATACAAAACAAGGTAAAAAAATTATAACTGATATTGTAAATGAAGTTAAACATGGTTTACAAGAAGAAGAGGCAATGAACGAACTTAATAGTTACAACGAAGCAAATTCCGATGGTTATTCCGATGATGAAGGGTTTGATATTGAAGACCTTATGAATGATACTAACAATGATGATTCCGATGGTGATGGTTTTACTGATGAAGGGTTTGATATTGGTGAATTATTTTAAATTAAACTAACATAAAATAATAGTAAGGGCCCTTAGTTAGGGCCCTTATTTATTTATAATAAACGATTTTGTTTAGTTTGAACATATTTATTAATAAATTGAATTAATTTTATGTTAACTAGACAAGAAATATTTAAGGAATATGCTAGGTGTTTAACTAACCCAATTTATGCTATTGAAACATATTTGGAGACGTTTGATAAAACGCAAGAAGGTTTCGTACCTTTCAGATTATTTCCTAGACAAAAAGAAATTATATCCGCATACGAAAAGAATAGATTTAACATCGTAACTAAACCTAGGCAAGCTGGTGTATCAACAACAACAGCTGCTTATATGTCAATAAAAGTTGGTTTTGCTGACGCAGATAACCCAGAAGCGATTCTAATCATTGCCAATAAGCAAGAGTTAGCTTTCGAGTTCTTAGCTAAAATTAAAGACTTTTTAGGTCAATTACCTAGATGGGTTTGGGGTAATGAATATTACGGTAATGCTAAAAACGAAGGTAAATCTATATTCCTTACGGATTCTAAAAAAGAAATCAAATTACCTAATGGTAGTCGTGTAAAAGCGGTAGCAACATCAAAGGATGCATTAAGGGGTTTTACACCTACATTCTTAATCATGGACGAGGCTGCATATATTGATAATGGTGCCGAAGTATTTGGTGCTGCACTTACAGCATTAGGTACTGGGGGTAGAGCAACGCTTATTTCCACACCTAACGGTATGGATGCGTTGTATTACAAAACATACGACCAAGCTAGAAACAAAAAGAACAACTTCAACATCATTGAAATGAAATGGTATGAAGATTTACGTTACAATAAGGATTTAAGATGGTATAAGGGGGATGACACTGAAATAGAATATGAATTTACATTTGCATCTTATAACGCTCGTATAGCCGAAGGTTGGAAACCTACATCTTCATGGTATGAAGAAATGTGTAGGGGTATGAATAATGACGCTAAAATGATTGCACAAGAGCTTGATGTATCATTTATCGGTTCTGGGGGTAACGTAATCAATGAAGAGTATATTGAATTTCATGAGAAACACAATGTTATGATACCTAAATTCACTAGTGGTTTAGAACAAGAGATATGGGTGTGGGAAGAACCTCAAGAAGACCATCAATATATTATGGGTGTGGACGTTTCTAGGGGTGATGGAGAGGATTCATCAACTATTGTTATCATAGATTTTACAACTATGGAACAAGTAATGGAGTATCAAGGTAAAATACAACCAGATTTATTGGCTCAAATAGTTGAAGAATACGGTGAATTATACAAAGCATATACAGTTGTCGATGTTACTGGTGGTATGGGTGTTTCTACGGTATTGAAACTATTGGAATTTGAATACAAAAGATTGCATTATGATGATTCTAGTGGTAAAATATTATCTGCTAGACAAAGAGAGTTGACATCATATAACAAACAAAACAAAATACCAGGTTTCCACGCAACAAACGTGCGTCTACCAATGATTTCAAATTTAGAGTATAAGATAAGAACCAATGCTGTTAAGATACGTTCTAGTCGAATTATTTCTGAAATGAAAACATTTATTTATAAAAATGGTAGACCAGACCACATGGAAGGTTATCATGATGATTTACTTATGTCATTGGGAATGGCTTTGTGGGTTATGGAACATTCATTTAAGAATTTAGAAAGATTAGAAAAACAGACAAAGGCAATTTTGTCTAGTTGGGTAACTTCTAGTAATGTTCAATCATCCCCAACAAGAACAACAATAAACCCAGAAACAAAGAAACCAGAAACTAAAATAAACCCTAATCACGCAGCATATAAAAATGTTCAAGACCCTAAAGGTGAATATGCATGGTTATTCGGTAAAATGAAATAAAAATTATAACAATGGCAGCAAGATTTATTAGAAAGAATTTATCAAATTATATTTACAGTTGGTCACCACTACCTAACGATTTTGGTTCTGGTAAAAATAACCGAGATAACGATAATGCAAATAAAAATTATTGTACCGCAATCCCTTTTTCTAATGGTGAAGATTGGATTACAACTTATGCTTATTTAGATGTATATGTTGGTTCGACAATAAAACGTGAAGCTTATGTAGCTTGCGATTATGTGGAATAACTATTTAATTTATTAAAGATTTAAGTATATTTAAAGAAAAAGAAAAGATGGCAAATAAAAATTTAACAATATTTCAAAAACTAAACCAAGTTATTAGTCCAGATGGTGTAAAGTTGCAACCAAAAGACTCAACTAAAAGATATAACATTGGTTCTAGTGAGTTATTAAAAACAACTAGTCGTGAGGAATTTGAAACAACAAAATTACAAGCTCAACAAAATAAATATTTAGGACAAGTTTGGAAAAAAGTTGAGAATGGAATGTTTCAACAATCTATAAACTATGAAACAACTCGTATTGGTTCGTACTCTGATTTTGAATCAATGGAGTTTTATCCAGCTATTGCGGCAGCGTTAGATGTGATGATGGAAGAATCAACTACTGTAAACAGAGTTGGTAAAATGTTGAATGTTTATTCTGATAGTAAACGAATTAAAGGTATATTAGAAGATTTATTTTATAATCGATTAGACATACATACATCATTACCTATGTGGACTAGAAACACATGTAAGTATGGTGATAACTTTGTATTTTTAAATATAAATGATAGAGATGGTATTATTGCTGCAAAACAAATGCCTAACTATGAAATGGAAAGACGTGAAGGTAGTTTGTTTGACCTAATCACTGGTAGAGAAAAAAATAAACCAGAAGATGAAGCTTCAGACAAAGTTAAATTTTATTGGAGAGGTCGTGATGTTGAATTTAATTCATGGCAAATGGCACATTTTAGATTACTAGGTGATGATAGACGTTTACCTTATGGTACATCTGTATTAGAGAAGGCTAGACGTGTATGGAAACAGTTATTGTTATCTGAGGATTCAATGCTTGTATATCGTGTGACTAGAGCTCCAGAAAGACGTGTTTACAAAATATATGTTGGTAACATTGATGATGCTGATGTTGAACAATATGTAAATGCAATTGCTGATAGGTTTAAACGTATGCCAATCATTGACCCACAAACTGGTCAAATTGATTTACGTTACAATCAGTTATCTAATGACCAAGATTTCTTTATTCCAGTTAGGGATGAGTCTGCACCAAACCCAATTGATACGTTGCCAGGTGCATCTAACTTGGACCAAATTGCGGATATTGAATATTTAAGAGGTAATTTATTTACAGCATTACGTGTACCTAAACCATTCTTAGGTTTTGATGAAACATCTGGTGAAGGTAAGAACTTAGCTTTACAAGATATTCGTTTCTCTAGAACTATTAATCGCATTCAACAATCAATGATTCAAGAATTAAATAAGATTGCAATTATTCACTTATACATATTAGGTTTTGAAGATGAATTGGATAATTTTTCATTAACACTTAATAACCCATCAACTCAAGCAGAGATGCTTAACGTTGAACATTTACAACTTAAAATTACAGCTCTTAAAGATGCTGTGTCTGATATTGGTAACGGATTTGGTGCTATGTCATGGACACGTGCTCATAGAGAAATTTTAGGATGGTCTGATGATGAAATCAAACAAGACTTACTTGAACAACGTATGGAGAAAGCAGCAGCTGCTGAATTGGCTAATACTGCTAATGTTATTAAACATACTAGAATGTTTGACGAAGTTGATAATATTTTTGGTGACATTGAAGCTGCTAAAGCTGGCGGTGGCGGTGCACCAGAAGAAGGTGGTGATGCTGCTGGAGGCGGAGGCGGAGGCGGAAGCTTCGGTGGTGGTTTCGGAGGTGGAACAACTGGTGGTGAAGATTTAGATTTTGGTGATGAAACACCAGCAGAAGGTGAAGCACCAGCAGAAGGTGAAGCACCAGCAGAAGAGGGTGCTGCTCCAGAGGAACCAGCTCCAACTCCAACTATAACTGAATCATTGAATAGGTTGAATAATTTATTAACAGAAAGAAAAACTACCTTATCAAAAACTTTAGATAACCGTAAAAGAAAATATAAAAACAGACATTTAGATGTTCTTGTTGAAAGTATTAATTCTGATAACGAAGTTAAATCTGAAAAAGTTAAAATATACGATAAGAATTTAAAAATAAATTCTGAATTAGATAATATTATAGATGACATCGATAAAATGTTAGAAGAGTAATATTTATGATTATAACAGCATATTTATAATAAAACATTAAAATGGGTAAAATAGACATTACAAAAACAGTTCAGAATTTTGGTAAACTTAAAAACGTATATAATGATATATTAGTTGAAAGCGTAGTTACAAAGGATAAAGATAAAAAAACTTTATTTAAAGATTACGTTAGAACCATCAAAGAAAACGTCATATTAAAGAATCAATTTTTAATATATAATCTTATTGAAAATAAAGTTGAGAGTAATGAATTAAAAGCTAAAGTATTTTTAGATGAGTGTTTAGATATTATGTCTAAATTCAAAAAGAAAGATATTATGGAAGCTAACAGTGCGTTATTAACAAATATTTTATTTGAAAATGATAATGATTATGATAAAAAAGAATTACATGAAAATTTATCATTTTTAATTTTCACAGATAAAACACCAAAGAACATTAATAAGATTATTGATTCAAAAGATTTTATCGTAAATTATATTTTAAATAATAAAGAAAAAGAAATTAAAGAATCTTTTAATTTACCAAATAGTTTATTAACTAACTTAATGGTTGAAAAATATAATGAAAGATATTCTGAACTTGAGGAATCTGATAAAAAAATTATTAAAGCTTTAATTGGTTCAGATGACGAAGAAAAGAAAACAGTTTATACAGAAACACTTAGAGAATGTATAACAATGATTGATGAAAAATTAACTGAATCTGATTTGGACACTAAAGATAAATTGTTAAAAGTTAAAGATAAATTATTAAGAGATAAAATTGAAATTAATGAAGATTATGTTAAAAACATAAGCAAATTAGTTGATTTAAAGAATAGTTTAAAGACAAGGTAGTTGACTTATTCCAGGATTTTTCATATAATTAAATAAAAAATATATGAAGACTGGAAAAGAAATTAAAAACAACAATTTTAAAAATTACAATATCACATATGGTACTGTAAACAATAAGAACCCAAAATCAATCTACTTAAATATTTCATCGTGGCTCGAACCGATAAAAGATGAAACGAACAATTATAGTTTTGATATTAGGTCTTTAAATAAAAAAATAAAACAAACGTTATTTAACTATTTAGATGCTAATAAAACAATCTTTAACAAAGATAGAACAATTGTTGATTTAGATATAAGGGAATCTGGTATAAAGTTAGGTAAAAGAAGTTTTATGAATTGCGAAGTAACCTTTTTTATGAAAGAAGCTTTATCCATCAATTCAATTGAAATTACAAACACCGTTGATGAACTGACCGATTTAATGTTCGCAACATTTGAAACAAACAAATCATTTAAATTTAATAAGAAAAAAAATTAAATAAAGCCCCGTTTGGGGCTTTTTTTATTAATAGAATATATTTATATCTATAAGCAACTAAATTATGGATATAAATTATAAAGACTTTAAAATATTAAAACGTGGTGAAAGCGGTTGGGGTGGACTAATTGAACACGATGCTGGATACATTAGTCCAGATGAACCTAGAAACCATCCTTTCATTAACGAAATCAAAAAATTAGAATCTGGCAAAGTTGTTATTGCAGAGCCTCTTATCGTTTATGTCGTATTACAAAAATTCGGTGTCTTAAATAGAAATGGTAGAGTTTATCCAGAAGTAGTTCTAAAAAGTCAAGACAAACTTTATCAAGAAGCAATTCGTGAACGCAGAGCTGTAGGTGAATTAGACCACCCAGAAAGTTCTATTATTGCTGGTGATAGAATTTCACACAATATTATTGAAACATGGTGGGAAGGTCATACTCTTATGGGTAAGATGGAAATCATAATGAGCCCAGGTTTTATTAACTATGGAATTATATCATGTAAAGGTGATGATGTTGCCAACATGTTAAGAAATAGAATTAAAATCGGTGTTTCTTCTCGTGGCGTTGGTTCACTTAAAGAAGGTAAAAATGGTGAGCAAATAGTTCAAGACGATTTTGAAATAATTTGTTGGGACGTTGTAACAGCACCTAGTACACCAGGTTCATGGATGGGAACGTCAATAGAAGAATTAAAACCTTACGTTGAGAACGAAGTAAAAACCAAGCCTTTGTTAAAAGAAAACTTAATAGATGATTTAGATAAATTTTTATCTGAATAATTTTTTTTTTGCGAAAAAAAGGTTTTTTCGCACTAACACACATATTTATAAACAAATGAGGTAAAATCTTATTACTAAATTAATTTTTAAAATTAAAAATATTAAAAATGGCAGAAAAAAAATCAATACTAGAAGAAGCATTATTAGATATTAAAAATATCGAAAACGCTCTTAATGCTAACACAAAAGAAATACTTCGTTCTGTAGCGAAAGAAGAAATTGATAGTGTTGTGAAAGAATCTTTAGATGAAGAGATTTATGAAGAAGAAACTTTAGAAGAAGCATCTCACGCTGAGCATGAAAAATCTGAATCGAAAGAAAAAGAAAAAGCTGAGCATGAAAAAGGTGAAGAAGCTAAAGAGAAAAAAGAAGTTACTGAAGCCTATGAAGAAGAAGGTCTAGACATGAATATGGAAGACGAAGTAGAAATGGGTGTTGAGGCACCAGAGGTAACCAATATGGTTGGAAGTAGCGATGAAGAAATTTTTGACATGTACAAGAAAATAACATCTCAAGATGGTTTTGAAATTGTTGGTGATGAAGTTCACATTAACATTACTGAACCAGGTGAGTATATCATTAAGTTAGATTCTTTAAAAGATGTTGAAAATGACGAAGAAGATTTTGGTTCTGATGAATTTGCTAGTGATGATTCTGATGAAGAAGATTTAACAGTTATTGGTGGTGATGATTCTGAAGAAGAAGAAGACACTGAATATAACATTGAGTTAGACGATGAAGATTCTGAAGAAGAAGAAGAAGATGAAGAAGGTGGTGAAGAAGATGAGGAAGAAACAAACCTTATTGCTGCTAATGATGATTCTGAAGAAGAAGATGAATTAGATGAAAGTCAAGCTCTTGCTCATGCTCATGGTAAAAAATACAGCGGTGGCCGTACTTTAGCACCAGAATCTGAAAAGGAATCTTTACAAGAAGTTCAAAAAGCTAGACAAATCGTTTCTGAAACAGCAAAAAAATATAACAGCTTATTAACTGAGGCTAAAAAATTAAAAACTGAGAATCAAGAATTCAGAACAGCTCTTAAAGAATTTAGAACAAAGTTAGTTGAGACTGTAGTGTTCAATTCAAACTTGACTTATATTACAAGATTGTTTACTGAGCATTCAACAACTAAAGCTGAAAAACAAAGTATTTTAAAAAGATTTGACCAAGCAAGTAACTTAGTAGAATCTAAAAAATTATACAAAGTGATTTCTAATGAATTGGAAACAAGAAAACCAATCACTGAATCGCTAGAAAACAAATTAATAAAGGAATCAACTACAAGTACTTCAAAACAATTAAATGAAAGTACTGCTTATGTTGACCCTTCAACTCAAAGGATTAAAGATTTAATCAACAGAGTTGAAAAAAGATAATAACATTAAATAACAATAAATAAAAAACAATTATGTCACATTTATTAACATCTGGACAAGTAGGTAACATCGGATTAAACCACATGAAAGCTATCCGTTTGGAAACTCAAAACAAATGGGAATCATTAGGATTCTTAGAGGGTCTTAGAGGCCACGTAAAAGAAAACATCGCTCAGTTATATGAAAACCAAGCGTCTTCATTATTAACTGAAACTACGACAGCAACAAACTCTGGTTCTTTCGAAACTGTAGTTTTCCCTATCGTAAGAAGAGTTTTCTCTAAATTATTAGCTAACGATATCGTATCTGTACAAGCTATGAACATGCCAATTGGTAAATTGTTCTTCTTTGTTCCACAAACATCTTCAAGAGTTGATTCTGCTGGTAATAAAGGTTCTGCTTATGATACTGATACTTACACTAACTCTCAGTACTCTGCTCACACTTCATTTGCAAACACTGGTATGCCATCATGTGTATTACCAGCTGCTGGAACATGTGTTGCTACAGTAATGGAAGCTAAAAACTTATATGATATTTTCTATAACGATGGTTTATTTGACAACTCTAAAGGTACTTTAACTATTAGAACTCATACTAACGTTAGTAAATTATCTTTAGGTGCTAATGGTGAATTCTCTGGATTAGCTGCTGCTGGTACTTTAGCTACTGCTACTGATGGTTCAGTTAGAGAAATTATCGTTGGTGTTTCTGGTTTCTCACCAAACAACACTAACAAAGCGGTTATGACTGGTGCTGACGGTAACGATATGGATACTGAGTCTTTCTTAGCTTCATTAAACGTTGTTACTACAGCTAACATCTACGATAAAGATGGTAACGTTGTTGTTTCAACTAACAAATCTGTACCATTCAGATTAGTAACTCAAAAATATGGTAAAGGAATTGTAGATTATACATCAATTACAGATGCTACTGGTACTGTATACTTAGCTTTAGATTTAAGCCACCCAGTTGGAACAACTGCTGCTGGTTCTGCTGCTGCTGGTACAGCTACTTATGATGGTTATGTTGGTGCTTCTGCAACTACTGTATCTGCATTCACATTCAACGCTGCTTGGGCTGAGTATGCAACATTAGAACTTGAAACTGAAATGGGAGAAGTATCTTTCAAATTAGATGAAGTTGTTGTATCTGTTGAAGAAAGAAAATTAAGAGCTACTTGGTCTCCAGAGTTAGCACAAGACGTTAGTGCATTCCACAACATCGATGCTGAAGCTGAGTTAACTGCAATGTTATCTGAACAAGTTGC